TGGAAGCGTTCATGATTGCTTTCAAACAGAAAAACAACCTTTTCCTGGATGAAACGGCAAGGGCATATAAAGAGTATGACGGACCGGAAAGGAAGCTGACGGAGGAAGAAGAACGCAAGTATAAAAAAGCTGCTTTCATGCGGATGGCGATGGACGGCAGGACACCGCCGAAAGCGGCGATTGAAGCAAAGGGGGTGTAGGCAGTGGCAGCAGGATTGACGCTGGGCAGTCTGTTTGACGGTATCGCAGGATTTCCGCTGGCGGCAGCAGGGGTGGGGATAAAGACAGTGTGGACCAGCGAAATTGAACCGAACTGCATTGAGATTGCAGCAAGGCATTTCCCGGAAGCAAAGCAGCTGGGGGACATAACAAAGCTGAACGGGGCAGACCTTGACCCGGTGGACATTATAAGTTTCGGCAGCCCCTGCCAGAACCTATCAACCGCAGGAAACCAGAAAGGGCTTGACGGAGAGAAGTCGCAGCTTTTCTTTGAAGCGGTGCGGGTGATTGATGAAATGAGGTGCGCAACAAATGGAAAATACCCAAAATACATTATCTGGGAAAATGTGGCGGGGGCTTTTTCGAGCAATAAAGGGCAGGATTTCCGCAGGGTGCTTGAAGAAATCACAAAGACCAACATTCCAATGCCTGATAGCGGAAGATGGGCAGCAGCCGGAATGGTTAGAAGCAGGGGGGGAAGTACGGCTTGGAGAGTGCTGGACGCTCAATATTGGGGAGTACCCCAGCGAAGAAAACGCATCTTCCTTGTATGCAGTTTTGGAAACGACCGTGCCGGACAAATACTTTTTGAGTGCGAAAGCGTGTTGGGGTATTCTGCGCCGGGCGCAGGAGAAACAAAAGGAGATACCGCAGGAATTGAAGATTGCGCTGCTAGAGAGGATAGCGGAGGAATGGAACAAGACGCAGACGGGCAAATGACCTTTGATTTTGGCAGGACCGGGGACCGTATTCACATGAACGCAGAAAAAAGCGTGACACTGAAAGCAACGGACGGCGGCGGTGGTGCTTCAACGGGGCTTTATATGCTGCCAGTGTATGTGCTGAACGGGGCAGCGATAGGGAGGACCGGGAAGAACGGTGGAAACCAGCTGGGCATTATGCAGGAGGACACAGCACCAACGCTGACAACGGCAGACCGCCACGCAGTATGTGTGCCGGACACGAAGCTATACAGAAGCGGGGAGCGGTCAACATTCAAGGAAGACACCGTTTCCGGGACGATAACGGCAGGGCAAGAAAAGGTTAGGGGCGGGACTTCACTTGTGGTGCAGGGCTGCGGGGTATATCGTCTGGACGGGTACGGTGGATATAAAGAGGGAGTGGGGACGCTGCGGGCAACGGGAGGAAATAACGGCGGCGGGTCTGAAACGCTGGTGACAGAAAAGCGCAAGGGCAAAGGAATATTAAAGCACATTGTACGGAGGTTGACCCCGCTTGAATGTGAACGGCTTGACGGCTTCCCGGACGGATGGACGCAGGAACGCAAAGACGGCAGAGGGATTTCAGACAATGCGAGATATACGGCACTGGGAAACAGCATTGCCGTTCCGTGCGCCGTTCGTGTCTTCCGGGGAATTGTAGCGGCAGAAATGGAGGTGGCAGAAAATGCAGATAATGTCAATCAATGAATTTGCCAATATATGCGGCTACTTCTACAATGCGGAATTTGACCCGGAAGCACCGTGCGCACCGAATAACGGATATAACTGCCGACACCCGCAGCAGGAAGAAAAGCATAATGGCGTGGGTTGCTGCTTCCAATGGTCTTGCCCGCTGGCAATTCCGGCAGATGAAGAAGACTGCGAAAAATACGGCTACGATTACGAAGAAAACGAATTTGTTCTGGTGGATGAAAAGGAGGTGGCAGCAGTTGCAGAAAGAAGCAATGATTAAAAAGCTGGCGGCGGTGAAAGCACTTGCGGAAAACGGCGTGGGCGGCGAAAAGGAAACCGCCCGCAGAATGCACGAAGACTTGAAAGCAAAGTACGGCATAACGGATGGGGAAGTGGCAGCAGTAAAAGAGCCAGCCGCAGCGGAGGTCAAGAAAGAGTTTTCGGACATAGCATTTGCATTATGGGTGCTGGCAAACAATCTGGATGATGAAATGAAGATATGCAGGGATTGCCCAGACAGAAACAATCCAGACGCAATCTGCGCTGGATGTGCAACGGATGAAAATATAAAAGACCTTAAAGCACAGTATGAAGAACTGACGGCGCAGTTTGAAAGAGGGTGCGCCGGATGATGGGAGAAGCAAAGGGGTTGTCCGAATTGGACACAAAAGAACCGATAAAGCCGCTTAATTCTGCGGGGGGGGTACTGCCTTAATCAACTTTACAATGTGGACTGCATGGAAGCAATGAAGTACATCCCGGACAAATTCTTTCAGCTGGCAATCACTGACCCGCCCTATGGGATAGGGATTGACGGGCAAAAGTTGAGTATCAACAAGAACCCGAAGCACAACCGAAAGCAGCACAAGAAGAAAGACTGGGACAGCGCAGGAATACCGGGCGCAGATTACTTCCGGGAACTGGAAAGAATATCTGAAAATCAGATTATATGGGGCGGCAACTACTTTGTAGAGCATTTGCAGCAGGGGCATAAAGGCTGGATTGTCTGGGACAAGGGGCAGCACGGCTTGACAATGAGTGATTGCGAACTTGCCTATTCGTCATTTGACAGCCCCACAAGAATTGTGGTGATAAACCGAGTGGAATTGCTGAAAGATGGGACATTTCACCCAACGCAAAAGCCCGTGAAGCTATATGAATGGCTGCTTTCAAATTATGCGGCAGCAGGGGACCGGATAATTGACACACACGCCGGGAGCGGCGCAAGCTGCGTGGCTTGTCACAATCTGCGGTTTGACTGGCTGGCGTTTGAGATTGACCCGGAATATTTCACAATGGCTGACAAGCGGATAAAGGCAGAGCAAGCGCAGCTTTCAATATTTGATTTCATGGGAGGTGGCAAAGCTGGGAAAAGTCAAAATGACGGATGAAGATACATGGGCGGTGATGAAATTGCAGTTGGGAGGTGCGGCGATTGGGTAACAATCTGCTTTATGTATGCAGCCCGTACCGGGGAGAAATCCGGCGCAACAAGGAATATGCAAGGGAACTGACCAGAGCGGCTATAAACAGCGGATTTGCGCCCGTGACGGTGCATTTGCACTTGACGGAGGTTTTGGACGATAACAAGCCGCAGGAGCGCAGCCGGGGCATGGCAGCAGGGCAGGACATATTGAAAAGGAAGCAATATCAAATTAACAATAAACCAGATACAACACAAGGAGGAAACAACAATGAAGCATGAAAACGTGGTACTTTTCGACAATGCGGGGCTGCCGTCTGTAATGGTGAAGTTTACCCCGGAAGCAGGGAAGCCGCTTGACCCGGTTTTTATGGTCTGCGGCAGGAGGGCAAAGGCAATCTATATTTCAAAGTATGAAAATACGCTGGTCAAAGGCGTTCCGTGTTCCATCCCGTATGCGAAAGCGGCGAACTGCATTGACTTCAACGCCGCCAGCGCACTTTGCCGCAGCAAGGGACCGGGCTGGCACATGATGACAAATGCAGAATGGGAATATCTGCACAATGAGAGCATAGAGGGCGGGACGCTTCCGCACGGCAACACAGCACGGGGAAGATATTACTTTGACGAAAGCGAGAGCGGCGAAAAGTACGATTACGGACACACGCTGACGGGCAGCGGACCGGTCACATGGACGCATACACACACGCCGGACGGCGTTTGCGATTTGTGCGGGGACAACTGGGAAATGGTTGCAGGGCTGCGGCTGGTAAAAGGTGCGATTGAGTACATAAAGGACAATGACGCAGCAGTTGCGGACCTGTCCCCGGATAGCGGAGCATGGCAGACAGCGAAGACGGCAGCAGGAGAAACAATCTATCTGGACGCAACAAATGGCGGCGTGACAGTGACAACAGAAGCCACGGAGGAAGACTGGAACGGCTGCCGCTTCAAGGAAATGGAAATTGCGCTGGATGAAGTGCCGGAAATCCTGCGGCAGCTGGGAATTGTCCCACAGAATGTGGAGGAAGAAACGGCGTACATATACGCAGACAGCGGGGAAGAAGAAGCCGTGCCGTTCCGGGGGTCTAGCTTCTGCAGCACTTCCGGCGGCGGTCTGGGTGCGTTGCACTTGTACTTCGCCCGTTCCTTCGCCTACGGCCATGTTTCGTTCCGCTCCGCTTATGTGGAATTTGAGGAACTGGAAACTGAAAACTGATGAACTGATAGGGCGTGTGGAAACACGCCCACCAGAAAGGAAGCGAAAAGGGCATGACAACACAATATATGATACGGGCTGAAATGGAATATAAAAAATGCTTCACAACGTACATACACAGACCCGGCGCAGCGGATTTGCTGCAATGGATGTGCGGGCAGGGATTTTTTGAAGCACCGGCAAGCATGAAGCACCACGGCGCAGAACCCGGAGGGCTGGCAAGGCACTCAATCAATGTCTTTCACCGTCTGGCATTTATCGCAGCGGAAGCGATAAAGTCGCCGCAGATATTCAATGTGGAAACGCTGGCGGTCTGCGGTCTTCTGCATGACTTGTGCAAGATAGACGCATACAAGGAAGCCCAGGAGGGGTCAAGCAGACGTTATGACATAACAAAGCACTTCCCGGCAGGGCATGGGGAAAAGTCGGTCATTCTGATAATGCGGTTTATGCACTTGACGGATGAAGAAGTGCTGGCTATTCGCTGGCACATGGGGCAGTATGATTTCTACGCAAAAGGCGGCGGCTATGATATGGACAATGCTTTCCATCAATGCAAGCTGGCTGTCATGCTTCATCTTGCGGATATGATGGCAACACACTTTGACGAAACGGAGGAAAGCGGGCATGGGATATTACACCAGACAGCAGAACCGAAAACGGAGTGAAGCCACAGAGCAGGAAGCATTGATTGCGTGGTGCGGATGGCAGCAAGCGAAGCACCCGGAATTAAAGCTGCTTTACCATGTGCCGAACGGCGGCAGCAGAAACCAGCTGGAAGCCGCAAATTTGAAGCGGCAGGGCGTGAAAGCGGGAGTGCCGGACTTATGCTTGCCAGTGCCTATGAGCGGCTTCCACGGGCTTTATATTGAAATGAAGTACGGCAGGAATAAGACCACGGAAGCACAGAAAGAATGGCTGAAAGAACTGGCGGCGCAAGGATATTTCACGGCGGTTTGCTACGGAGCAGAGGAAGCGGAACGGGTGATTTCGAGGTATCTGGCTTTTCCGGGCTATCCGAAGATTGAGGGCAGGGCAATCCCTATGACTGACTA